GAGCCCGTCGCTGGTATCATATGTTGTATCAGATGACGAAATAATCAGCTTAAAAATACCAGCCTCATTACCTGTACCTAGTGCTGCAACATCATCTTCAGATTCAAGATTACCAACGACGACACTGTCGCCATCCATGATATGGATGCGTGTATCATTAGCAGTAAAAATAGCCGCGCGAACAAGATTAATGGACGAGCCAGCGCCACCTGTTGTATCGTAACTGTCGTTATCAGAAAAGATCGGCATTCCTAGCAGTTCGCTAGATTGCAAATCATGTACCGCTAAAATAAACTGAACGGCACCCACATGATAATCGCCCTGCGCTGTTGCAGAACCTGTGACAACGAATCCCGCATTATTGACCTGTCCTGTTAAATGAGTCTGTTCAATATGATCAAGTGTATCATTAGCGCCAGCACCCAAAATACGCATATAAGTGACAGCGTTTCTATTTTTAAGAAACTCACTTACGGCATAAGGGCCGGCCTTGTTGGAATCTAAATCACCAAACTTCATTCGGAAGTCTGGAAATGATCCAACTGTTACAGGTACAAATGCTGGACCCTTCTGCGCGGTGCCGACAATGCCAGCAGGCGTACCAATCGGTGCCTGAACCCTAGCGGTTAGGTCGATCTCACGCTCGAAAAATCCTGGTGATCGGAAAGTGAACTCTCTTGCCATCTGGCTTGTACTCCTCTAACTTCTCGAGGGCCCTACGACCCTAAATATGAGTCTTTCGACCCAAAAGCTATAACCTTGACACATCAAGGCTTTGTAATCCTCCCCAGGGATAGTGCTTCTGTCATCTTGCCAACCCTTTCGCCCTTTTTTGATACACAAACAACTCGTGCAAACCTTGGGTCCCCATTCTTGTGTGTGGCAAATGGGTTGAACACATACTGTTTTGTTACGAGACCCGAGCCTTTGCGACCAGTCTCAATTCTGCCGTCGACACCAACGTCTTCGACATCATTTAATATAAATGATGGATCGCCAGGATTAGCCAGGGGCATTCGTCCTATAAGCGATTCTATAAGCGCATCAGTCTCACACACTTCAAAATCGATTTTGGGGGCTGAGACGTAACTTCGAATGGGGCTTAATTCGCCGGCACCCATTGTTGCAATAATGTAGGCGGGAACCTTAACATTAATTGTTGCCTTAATCAATCGCTGTTGATTTGTATAGTCTTCAAAATTATCGGCCGTATTCCACGTATCATCAAAATATGCGACATATCAATAACCCTTGGCCGATTCAATTCTGGCGGTTGCAATATTTGAAAGCTCATATGCACCAAGAACACGCTCAATAATTTGATTTAGCTCTTGAACGTAGTTTGTCCAAACAGTAATCTGATAATTGACTGTGAAAAAATCGGGAGTTGGAATAACGATTGTTTCAACAATATTATCACCAATTGGATTGTCAAGAGCAGTTTATAACGGCTGTCCACCCTTGTCTCGTCGGCTTGCAACAGTATTCTCTTTTGCAAGTGTGCCTGGGGCAATCAGGCTTTGAAGATTCTCATCTGATGCCACGTTGGCTTGATGCTTCAGATTAAATCTGTTACGAAGCTGTTGATATCTCCTATCACCCCTATGAAGTCTGCGCCTAATAACAATTTCGCCAGGATCAATACCAAATGCAAGATCGGGGTTAGAACCATTAATAATGTCCATTCGCTTAATTGCAACAACTGGCACAATGATTGCGCCTCGTCTATCACGAATTGGGCGACCTGATTTTGTCAGCGCAAACCTCTCACCACCTGCAAAGATAGTTGGAACAGTTTTAATATTGTTCTGCATTTGAACCTGGAGATTCAATGTCTTGTCAAAAAAGTTGAACAGCGCCCTATCAACATCCTCAATGGTTGCTGGAGCTACAGTGAAATCATCAGGTATGTTATTACCTTGATATCCAAGCGGCACAAAATCAGTGTCTGTAGGACGCTCTGGAAGTCTCTCGCGTCTGTTGGTTGTCCCAACTGGAAGTTTGTTATCTGCAGACATTACTATTACTCATCGTAGAAAGAGCTATCATCAGTACGTGAGCCGCCATCAGGTGATACTTCTCGTGTACCCTCAAGAGGCGTCTCTAGAACACCCTTACGAACCAGGTCTCTAGTGTCGCCAGTCTCGCCCTCTTCGTTCGTTGGTAAACCGCGTTGCTGGTGGAATGTTGTCTGGGATCCATCTTCATATCCTTCCCATGTCGGGCCAAGGATACGCGCCATGAATTGATCTTGACGAGCTTGGACGCAGGAAAGCATTACACCCATCTGATATTCAATCTGCCCAAAAACCGTATCAGCGCCTACAAGACCAGTAACCTCATAGAAGCTATCACCGTAGCTAATGAAGTCGCCCATGGCAACATTGATTTTTCTATAGATTAGATCACGTGTGTGAAGATAAACTTCTAGTTTACGAATTGCATCATGTCCAGCGATGCCCGTTTGAAGCTCTGATTGATTCCATTTTACAAGCGCAGCAATCTCGATCGGGTGATCGAATACTTTCTGTGGGGCTTCTTGATACAAATCGTGTACAAGAGTTCGTGCGTAATCAATCGGGTAATAAAAGACTTTTTGGCCAATTACATCTTTCATGATCTCACGGGAGATATCGTTGAAAAAATCCAACTCTCTTTGTCCTACAAATAGTCTAGCCATCTGACCAACTCCATGCATGACCGTAAGCCGTCTTTGCCTTGCCCATTGCTACATTGCTAATTTTACTTCCCTGACCACCAACAGCGGCTGCGGCTTCTGTTAATGACATGTATGTAGTCAGTTTACCAGTTTTCAAATTCCTGCCCATCACGGGCTTACGACCGCGAGTTATACCAAGAATCTTTACCACTGATGACATTTTTGCTTTGTCTTGTTTGCGACCTGTACCGCCAATGTCTCCGTTGTATCCGTTTTTGTGTGCATTAAATTCATGAATGTGCTTTACCTCTAAAAGATCAAGCTCTTCATTTGTACCAAGACACTGCTCAACAACCTTGAATTCAAAATTCTTGAACCCCTGTTCGCGCATTGCATCATAAAGCTTAGATTTCTTGCCAGAAACAGCGGCCTTGATATGCTCACGCCAGCGTGATCCTACGGGTCGTGATGACTTACCAACATAACACATGCCGTCTAGTGTATTCTTAATACAATAGATGTAACCATACTGCTGTTTTGCTGTAAGGGTCGACACTTAGTTAAGTATCTGATCCCATGTCAGATAGTTGATTGAAAAACCCCGCGAGAGCCCGTTATCCTCTAGTGATTGCGCCACCGCCAGGCATAGGCACCATACGCAGCATTTTTAACATATTTTCTGCTTTCGCCGCATCTTTTTCAAGAAGCTTATCGTATGTTGTTTCTTCCAGTAGCGCAGTTAACTTTTCTTTAATGCGCTCCTGATCTTCACGAGCTTCAGATTTTAATGCTTCACCGTTGAGTGTAACCTCGGCGCCAGGAATTGGAATTCTATCAGTCTTCGTCCTAATGATACCTAGCAGTTCTTTCGAATACCCCAGCGTCATTTCACGGATGAATTGTTTTCCAATTTCATTAACAGAAGCGTATGGAATGACTCCATAGGGAATGTTAGAAATACTACTAATAGCAGTTATTGTTGAATCTGTGTCTTGGGCGCCGGGGGCACCACCAGATCCTGCACCTGCACCGCCAGCATCAACAGGGCTTTGCGCAAATGCAACACGAACGAATAGATTGCCTGGCGGTGTCTTGGTCGGCAATGGCATTATGCGAATGTGACCATTACCAAAAATTTGATAGTTGTAATGTGAACGACGCATATTAAACGATGTCTTCATCTGTTGTGCGCGAAGGATATCTTCGAATACGGGCAACACATAGAAAATAGTTTCAGGCGTGAAGCTTTCAAACGAGAATTCGTTATTCAAATAGTTTGTGGCAGACGTTGAATCGAAAAAGCGATAGGCGGTTGTTGGCGAAAAGTGAAACACTTCCATAACTCTTAACCGTTGCTTGGTCGAGTCAGGCTGAGTGTCATACACGACGCTACCAGATGCATCCAGAAGGTCTGTGTGTAAGTTGTAATCCTGTACACCGACGGTTAGCGGAAGCTTCCCCAGGACCTGTGTGTATGATCCTCCGAGGTTGGCTTGAATAGCATACGGCTCTGCTTGCCTAAGAACAAACTCAAGCGTATTTCGTGGATACAGGTTTGAAACGTCTACACTACCCGTGGCCGACCCAAGATAGTTGGTAAGGTGCGACTTGGCTTGATATTGATTGATGATGCTTCCCCATTCTGAGGTCGCTCTTTCCATACACGTCCAAATCTCTTTCTTTGTTAGCTCAACCTGAA